TTCGTCGGTTATTTTCATGACATTGGCTGCTGGATTTGTCTGGGCAGAATCGGTAACTTTTTTAAATTCCGTTTTATTTGTTTCAATATTATAAGATTTGACAAAATCACCGGGTTCAATATGTTTTAATTTTTTTTGGCCCTTGTCGGTTTGAATAAGTGTTTCACCAGATAAACACAAATTTGAAGAACCGATATAACGCTTCAACAATGTGGCGTTATTAACATTTTCTTCATGGAACAAATAAATATTCCCGGTTTCGGACCTATTTTTGAATAATGCAGTCAATAATTCTCGGGCTTTAATAATAGTACGTTTAATAGATGGTTTGCCCAAATATTCATTATAATAATTATTAAATTTTTCGCCTGTTGACCCAATTAAATTCGGGGTGTCTTTGGGATCAAATAAAGCGATTTCCTTATCATCTAAAACGGCGTCAATAAATAATTGATTCATTTTAAAGCCATATTGTAGGCCTCGCGCCCGGTTTTCATCTGTACCGCCATTTGACTTCAAACACAATAAATCAAAAACATCATAATGCCACCATGAAAAATATACGCAGCATGCACCGGGTCGGGCGCCGCCTTGATTCCATGCACGCATGATTGATTCATAAAATTTCATAAATGGCACGGGACCAGATGAACGTCCCTGTGTTCCTTCAATATATGAGCCCTTTGCCCGCAGTGCGCTTATATCAAGCGCGGTTCCCCCTTTATATTTGCTGTAAATGCCGAGATTCTTACCTGTATCTAGAATATTATGAGAATCGTCGCTTACTGTATTGAGAACACAGCTAGATAATTGTTGTCCAGGTGTTAATGCGTTTAGCATAATCGGGGTTGCTTTGGTATAATGGTGTTGACTTATGGCGTCATATACGTCTTTAACCCGTTCCACGCGGTTATTTTCATTTATCATTAATGCCATTGCTACACGCATATATGCATGCTGCGGTAGTTCGAGTTTTTTTGTTTTGGTATAATTTAAGCAATATTTGGAATAAAATGTAACCAAGCCTTTATAATTGAACAACATATCGCGTTCAGGCACAATGAATGAATCAATTTTTTTCAATTCATCTTCTGTATATTGTTGCACCGATAATTTATCGTAAATTTTATATTCTAGTCCCTTCTCAATAACATCGGACATGCTCCAATAATTATCCATTAAACTAATATTATGTGTTTCTTTATAATAGCTCATTAGTTGCAATTTTGCGGCGACGTCTTCCCAATCAGGGTTTAACATGGAAATTTTATTAACAGCTGTCACAATAAGCTGTTGGAACATATTTTTAATATGTATTTCTTTATGTAGTTTAATTTCGGTGTCTTTAATTAATTCATCAGTCATCCAAGATTTTTGTCCGGTTGCCCAATGGCAAACTTTACGCATTTTAATAGGCTGGAATGGTTCTTTCCGACCATCGCGTTTAATAACTACAATTTTGGCGGCGTTTATATTATCTTGGTTGCTAATTGAAATTTTTTCTTTATGTTTGACCGCGGAACCCAAGTCATTTAAAGATAATTTATTGTAACGTTTAGCTTTCGTCATAAGAATCCTTTATAATTATCCATGCGTCACTTGGTAAAGCATGTAAATGCATTAAACTATTAATTTTATCACTATCAAAATCGCACTCATCATGTAAAAAACGTGATTCTTCGATGAGTTGTTGTTTTTCACTCGCGGTTGCTATAATTCTTATCATATTTAGTATTCCCAAATTTTACTCGATATTTAATGGGCCGTCCGGAATATCAGAATTCATAATGGCAATTGAATAAACCGCGGCATCTGATTCTTGCAGTGCTGAATTATCCAAATTCATATCTTTATAGTGTTCGAAAAATCGTACAATGTCGGTTTTTTCCTGATTATAAATCTTGGGTTGTCCGAGCTGCGCGGTTCGTAAATCCACATAATATTTCAAAAATTGATCAATCACTGGGATTGTTAATGATGGTATTTCGCCGGTATTTAGTAAGTATTTAGCAAATATAATTTCGTCTTCATGGACTTGTTTCATAGTGGTTTGAATCATATCAGAATACCACTCAGAATTCATTAATTCAGAAAACCCCTCAGTTTTTTCTTTTTTCAAAATATTTAATAAGCCATTACACATAGATGTATGTAAATCTTCATCGAAATTGATTAATTTGATTATTCTTGTTGCACCTTGAATGGAATTTTTGAATGAATCATTGATAACATATGTAATTAAAAATGATACATAAAATTTAATTCCTTCTAGCGCAAATATATTAACCAACAATTCCAGTACTAATTTCTTTTTATCTTCAATATTTCCAATGTTGGATATATTTTTCACACGGGAGTACAACTCAATTTCTTTATCTATCCGTTGTTGAATTTCTGGATAATCTTTAATTTTATCAAAAATTTCTGAACTGCTGGAAAAAATACCCCTGAGAATGTGTGAATAACTCAATGAATGTATTAATTCAAAATATCCCCATGTCTTAAACATGGCTTGAAATTCTGGGTTAGTACACATTTCGGCGAGAATGCCCTCAATGCCCGAATTTTGACCGGAGTCCATAAGTGTTTGAAATAGCCAAATGCGGATCATTACGGACTGCATGGGTTCAGGCATATCAAAAAACTTTTGTGAGTCTGTTTGCATTGAAATCTCATTGGGATTCCAAAACGCGTTCCGTTGTTTTTCTTCCATGGAAACTGCAAATTTATACATGGGGTTATCATAACGCTGGAACCCCGAAAACTCACCAAAGAAAATTCGCTCTAATGTTTTTTTTGGGACCAAGTTTTTAGTATTCAAAATATATTTCACAGAAACCCCCTAATTTAATAAATCAATTATATACGGGGCACCATTAATAATATATCAAAAGGTTATAGTCCAAGCAACTCGCAATGTCGTGGTATTATCTTTTATTTTACCGACAAATGTTTTCATACTGAAAATGTTATTGCCAGAAAACAAAGCAGCTTCGGTAAATGCGGAATTTGTTAAATTTTGACCATTACCAGCCGTATTACTAAGTTCAATATTGAATGTTGTCGATGTTCCAGAATGTAACACATTTACAATTGAGCCGGTTGGCGCCAATGTGCCGGTAGAATCGGATTCGGATACGATGAGGGCTGGGTCACCAGTTGTGATATTGTTGTTGGTACCGGGAATTGTGAAATTTATAGCATATTGGTACGGTGTCATTGTTGGATTACTTGGTGTAAATATCACAAATAAAGCGGCATTATCGAGCGCAGTTTGTGTTACTTGTAAATTTGTGGCTGGTGCACCAACATATTCATAATATCCAGGCACGGTCGCGTTTGATACATAATATATATCTCCCTCGTAGATTTGTGCTATTGTATTAGTTAAAACCGTGGGGCTAGCGGGCGTTGTAATTGGTGTGCTGAACAATGTGGTACGCGTATCCACAAAGTTTTCGTTTGCGGTTTTCGGTGTTAATAAATTTGTCCCGATATGCCCATTTGTGCCGATCACAAATTTATTCACAAACCCGGTATTTAAATTAGTAAATATTTCGCTCATAGTTGTTCGGGCAAGCGTCATAATGAGATTCGGGTCTTCATAAACGTCGATCACTTGCCGATTTTTATCAAGCATTTCTATTTTAAAATGGCCCTTAAAATTAAATTTTTCCATATTATACCTCGAATAGCACTAAAACGGGGTTTAATGCATCCGAATTGTCCACTTTCGCTTGATATAACTTATCGCCGTTTATACCGGTGCTGGAATCATGCCAAAAATCACCAGTTTTTATACTATTGGGCAACGCCGAAAGCGCGGGCGGTGTTGGAGTATCAAAATAAGACACCTTCCCAAGGAATTCGGTGTCTAAATTAAAAGCCCGGGTGATCGCATCTTTCACTTGCAATGCTGTTAAATTTAAAGGATATGGTGCGTATCCATCTGCTGTAGCCATGTTAGTACCTCTTGATGTTATTTATTACTTTGCAAACGCGAAATAATAACTTGCCCCTGGCGCGGTGACACCAGTATTTATGTTGCCTGTTATTGTATTATCCTGTACCCATGTATTGTTATGGTAATCCCAAATATAAAAGGCTGCCAAATCGGTTCTATAAAATATTTCGCTAATTTGCGGATTCGATGGGAATACTGTGCCTGAATTGGTTGTTGGCTCGACTGATGTGAAATAATATGTTGAAGCATCAGTTGCATATACACCTGCGGACACAAATTGATCAAGAATCATCGTGTCTGTCGGGAGGGGATGTATATCATTTGAAAATGTTGACGAACAATCCCAAGATGTTGGGACAACCGAATCTGAATAATTTATTTTTAGAGTAGTATTATAATCTAGTAATAATGTCGAATGTACTCCATTTGGGGTAACGAAATTTACTGTGCCGTCATTATAAATTATGGCTGTGCCGGGGCGAGTTGGTTTTTGGTGTAAAAATGTACCGTCTGTGAACTCCACACGAACATCACGACTCCCATATAATATAGTTTCTTCTATATTAGAAACATGTTTGTTTCCTATAATTTTGACTTGATTTTGGAAGTCTTGTATTGTAAAATTAACCCCAGTTTTGGGATTAACTGTTGATAAAAAACTGCTCTGCACCGAATCATATGCGGCACCAGAAATAATATAACCATTTGACTGTACCCCGGATAATTCGGAAAATACAATATATGAAAAATCGGAATTTCTTATTTGGAATGCATTTATATTATAAATTTTATCGAGTCCGAATAAATCAACTAAAGATTCTGCAATTGTTTGATTATACGCATATGTAAATCCCAACGGGTGCGATAATGGCGTAACAATAGATGAATACATTTCACTGGTAAGCGGACCCGAAATATCCAAATGGAATGGTTTTGATTCATTAATTGTGGGTAATGTTGTATCTGGATTTGATTCTAACATTCTAGCCAAATTGTGTGAATATTTAATACTCGCCAATGTGCCGACTGATTCTTTGAATTTTTTATTGCCAGCAAAATAACCAGATGATAACATTGTTTCTGCTGATTGTTTTAAAATCGCAGTTGAAACATTACCTTGTAGTTCTAATTTTTTTATTAAGGCTTGATTTTTTTGTGCAGCACTTATTACATCATATAACGCTTGTAAATATACATTCAACATACTCTTTTTTAGTTCTTTTTTTGATTTAACAATTATAGGTGGTTCAAGTCCATTTAAATCATGGTCATATATGTTTTTAATGTCTAAAGCGATCGCGGCATTTTCTTCAAGGTTTGTTAAAAATACATCCATTGCTGTTTTTATTAATGGTATATTTTTAATGTTTTCAGGAACTAATGCTTCGAATATACTCCTTAAATCAGCCATTAAAAGTCACTCGCTTTAATCGGGGCATCACATTCCGTTCAACTGCAAAATTATTAGAGCTATAACGCATATTTAAATATCTGTCATTTTTGAATAAATTGTATTGTAATGGTGAACTGGTGTATGTGCTTGGTGAGATTGTTTTAATAATTGGCCCGGTTATTGCGTTTGCTTGTGACGCTGCTGATAGCGAATACCCAAAAGTTGTTAAATATTTCGTATCCGTTGTAAAATCATATAAACCGTCCGATGTTGTTAAATATGATGCTGGTATATTATACAATTGCCCGCTTGTGCCAATAATTAAAGATGCATCAACAAATAATTGGACGGTTATATATTTTTTATAAGAATTAAATAAAATATAATTTCCTGCTTGATTATTTGTGTCTACCCGAATTGATTCACCCACAGCCAATGGTGTAGTTAAGGTTATCAGATTTGGATTAAATGGTAAAGCCGTGTTAATTGACCAATCTGTGCCGTGTACCAAAACACTTTCAACCCCATTTACAATTTTTGTTACGACCGTTTTCGTAAATGGCCATGTGCCTTGTGGATTTGTATCTATAATTGATGGATCATCTGGGTATACTGGGTGGGCTAGCGTAATATTTGCACTATTTGCCCCAGCAATAGTTTCTGAATTTTTAACGCGAACTGGTGCGATTAGCGCCGTTTCTGATATTTGATTAACACCATTATTGATTTGTGTTTGTATATTGGACCAATCTGTATATAAATCAGTACCTGGCGCTGGAACGCCGGCTACTATATCTGATTGCGAACGGGTATCAATAAAATTTGACGTATCTATATTCGGAAGTGTGTTATATAATAGATATCCATTGGCGTCAAAATATGATTCGAACGGCACCGCTAATGGTATAAAAATATCTTTATATGATTGATTGACATTTTCGCTTGCTATATTTTTTTCAGTAATCAATATTTTGGTTGATAATGCACTATGATAACCGGATGCATCAGTTAAAAAAGAGTCAATCCGCTTAGTTAACGAACTATGGAAATACTCAATTCCAAATCGTTCGACCGCAAATGTATCATTTGTGCCAGTAAAAAAGTTATCTATAACATTAAAAACACTTTGGTGTATATCGGATTTTGACGTAACGATATCATATTTCATTATATTAAGATCGTATTCAAAATCCAAATAAAACGGGTGACGGTTATGAAATTGTAATGTTGGTATTTGAAAATTACTTAGAACATTCCAAATCCCGGGTTGTATCAAATTTCCAGACGAGTCAGCCGCCGTAGATTTTATTTCTTTATCTTCAATAAATCGGAGGGCATAATATGCAGCTGCCGCAATTTGTTGAGCTTCATATGGCCCCGGTGCATTGACGGGGTCAACCGACGGCGCTAGCGTATAATCCCAAGTAGTAAATGAAAAATTTTGTAATAAAAATTCTTGATTATATAATGTTGGCGTATGGATTCGTTCTAATGTACTTGGTAAAAAACTAAACCAAATATGCCCCGGTGCTTTGGGCATTTCATCATCCCCACCCCATATTACAGAATCTTTCACACTTGATTGTCGGTTACAAACGGCTTTGTAATCGTTTGCAGTAACGACGCGATTGGCACTATTATAGAATCGCGGTGCATTATGTTTAATACTGGCCAATGATTCTTCATCCGCGCCAGTTGTAATAAGCGTTGCATTAGTTACTGCCACATTAGGTAAAGCTGTTGTGATATTCACATTAGACAATGGTGAAGACATGGCGCCCAGTGTGCCCGATGAATTTAATGCGGTGATATTAACAGTAGTTCCTACACGCAGGCCATTGCCAGCACCGGCAATTTTAAAATAAATGCGAGGTGTGCGCGTTTTTACATTATCCATTCTAAAAAATTTGTTAACAACGATTAAATCATTATCTATCATGAATTGCGGAGATTTCGCCCATTGTTCATTAGTAACAAGATTCCCGAAATCATCATAATATGTAACGAAACATTCAATGCCATTATCTTCAATATTTGCAAACGGGATATCAACATAAGATTGGGGAACAAGCTGCCCAGATTCATCCAGCACTTGTGCAATGGTTGTAGTTAAATCGGAAAAATCTTTATAATGATATAATACGCCTTCAATAACGGGTATTGTAATATCTTTAGTTGGCGGCACAGTGGGGTTAGCAACGTCTGGTGGTAATGCGAAATCCAATTGTTTACCCATATACCAATAACTTTTCCCATTTTCTTTGAATTCGGTGTATTTTGGTATAGAATAAGTATTATTTGATGAGCCGGCAAGATGTAATGTTATATCATACATATATGAACGTTTATGTTGAATTTCATATCCAAGTTCGCGGGCATCTACAATGGCGTTGTCTCGTGTGGTTGCTTGTGAAAGTAATGTTTCATTGATATTTGCGGATGTGTTTACATTAAGCATACTAGTAAAATATGCCATGGCTGTAATAAGTTGTGAAACATTAGAACCGGGTGCAACGTCATAATTTGCCGCAGCGAACTTATTTTGTAAGCTAGTATATAATTCATTATAATTATATGGTACTGTTTCAGTTATTGCCATTTTGCCACCGCTTTTAATTTATATTTATAGCTATTGAACAAACGCAACTGACACAGTTTCATTAATATTTAATGCCGCATCAGCATATTGGTATGAAATATCAATCACGACTTTATTGTACTCGGGAATTTCCCGAACGGTCACATCGTTAATATATATGCGGTTTTCCCACTTAGCTAATGCATCCGATATTTGTGTTTTTAAAATACTTATAGTTATATGGTCAAGTTGTGAAAATAATGTTTTCGCTATATTACTACCAAATGTCGGATTGCCCGGGACACTTCCAATATCTGTTAATAATATATTTTTAATTGCGTCATTTATAGCTGCTGCATCTGTTACAACAGCATCAGGCGACCTAAAATCTGTATATAATGGCACTTAACCTCCCACGAAAACATTGTTGGAACCGCCATTTATTGAGCCCAAATCGGCCGGGTCGCTTATTCTATTTACACTTTTCCCACCAATAAATACTGTAGCCGAACCTTGCCCAGTGAATGCATTATGTGGAACACACGCTGGCCCGGAGGGTGTAGTGTGAACGGTTATAGCATCGCCAGAACAAGCTATTCCAAGATTGTTCGCAAAAACATTAACACTATTTCCCGTTGTTCCCGGTTTTATTGTTGATACAGTATCACATAAATGACCTGTTAATATCGTATCTGTTTCTCTTGCAACTGCCGGCATTAATTCAAATCTATTCTTGCGGCGGCAACTTTGTAATTGCCAGTAGAAATGGTTATATTTCCATCAACTACCCAATCAAGATTTCCTTGAACATGTAGTTTTACATTTCCTTTTACATTAGATAATAAACTACCGCCAATAATTTCTTCTTTATTCATTTCGATGTATTCTTTTACACCAGCAATAACATGTTTTTTAATATCACCAACATGAATGTAATGGCTTGCGGGGCCAGTACTTTTTTGAATTATAGAGCCATCTGGTTGAATTTCAATATAAGAACCAGATTTATGATATAACCGCAATCGCTCATTATTCGGGGTATCATCTATTTCTATCATATGGCCGGATGCAGTTTCAAGCACTGAGCATTCGGGATATGTGCTTAAATCAGATGTGCTCAATGGCTCAGTTTGAGAAACATTTGCACCAGAAGATGCATCCGAAATACTTACATTATCTATATTATCATTAATATGTTTATGTGGTGAATTATATGTGGGGTCAGAAAGGTCGCCGCCACGTGCAATACGGTTTAAATCTGATTCTTCAACACGTGCACTTAATGGATAAACATCATCTTTATCATTAAAACCTTCACCACTTTTATATGTTTTGCGTTTTTTTGAATATCCTTTAATTACGCCAATAATTATTGGTTTATTTACATTATCATGGTCTAGCACAACCCAAACCCATGTACCTTGTTTAAGTATGTTGCTAAGACCTATGCCCGAAATTAAACCAAACTCGGTTCCGCCTATTACTTCGGCCCATGGCAAATCTTTAGAATCTATAAAATTAAATGGCGCCCCGGTATTTTCATTATTAGGAGTATGTAATCCAAATATTCTGACCCGGACTCGACCGATTTTCAAAGGATCGTTGTTATCTTCAATAACACCTCTAAACATTTTCATTTTGCCACCCTTGAATCCGCTCGAATTAATGTTAATTTGTGTATCAGCTTATCACCAATAACGCGGTCGTGTACAGTATTTATAAAATATTTGCCAGAACTAACTTGATCGCCCTTTTGTGATGAATCAATTGAACCAATGTTGCCCTTTAAAACAAGATCAGCAGCCATTCCTATATTAGATGCTTTCAGTTCACATGGGACAGCCATCTGGAAAACACACGCTTTCATATATGTATTAAATAACTCAAATTTTTGGTTGATATTTGTATTTTGGCTATTACTTTGGGTTCCATATTTTTCACCTCTTGATATAACCAATTTTCTCATATCTGAAGATGCCAAAGCTAATTTTTTTTGAACGTCTGACACATTAAATGTGCTGTCATTAATGATTTTATTATTGTCAAACCGAAATATTTTGCTTTGGGGATATTCGCGCATTATTTTTCTTGTACTATTTCTTATTTCTTTAAACTCATGTATTTTATACAAATAAAAGTTATTCGTCGTTTTATTGGTATATATCACATTTTTCCCGTTATTGTCTTGCGCGGTTGTTAATGCGGGAATATTTATTTCATGCACATGTAATGTGTAACGATCTTGATATATATGGATATTACTTTCTTTAAATTTTTCAACAAAAAAATCATAAACACTTACATTTTGGGGAACCACAAATGCATGCTTAATACTTGTATCGTGTATATTTTCCTTCAATTGATTATTTTTTAAAAGAACATCTATTTTTAATTCTTTAATATATTGCCGAAAAGCTTCTACCGGCGTACAATTAAAACTCTTACTCATATATGTGTTCTGCAAAACAAATGAAATCTCATCAATTATATGGAATCTAAACGCTTTATGGCGTTCTTGTACATGAACAACTTCAGTATCTATAATTCGGTATGTTCTGAATGATTTGTTATCTGCGATATCCATTAATGAAATATCCATAACATTATCACCATTAAAATCAAATAATCCACTATTATTAAAATCGTAAGTGTCTTTAACATCAACTGTTCCAATTAAACCAAACTTATCGATCGATTGTATGACCTCCAATGACATTATATCATCTTGAACTATTTGTACCCCATCAATTTTTAATGATATATTTTTTAATGTAGATGTTTCATTAAGAATTTTTTCAAACATCAAAATACGCCTTGGTCATGAGCCATTTGTAAAAAAGAACTCATCGCGGAAGGAATAATATATTTAATAGTGCGCTGGTCTGATTTTTTTGTTAAGTCATCAATAAAACCAGCCCCAAGTATATCTTTTGTAGTTGTCGATAATGATTGTTTCAATTGGGTTATTTCATAATCTTTTATTTTATTGTCTGATAAATTCATTATAGTATCAGTATCAAATGGTAACCCGGTTAATGGATTACGATCATTTATCAACATGATGATATCCCAATAATCAGGATTACCATAAAGCTCTTGAGAAATTCTTTCAAATTTATCATTATCTTGAACCGTGTAATATTTAAATATTGAATCGGGTAAATTTTTTAAAAAAGTTTTTATTTGTTGGATGTTCAAGCTTTGATAATCAGCTATGTCATATCCATCAATTGTTCGGTGGTTATACTTTAAAATAGTATTTGAAAGGTATGACATAATTAAAACCTCTGCACATTTTTAGTCGGTGCGGATGTTTTTGTTGGTAACTCTGGCACATTTTTAAAATAGTCGGTGGAAGTTTTCATTTGAGTTTCATTCAATGTCATAGATAACTCCATGTATTTTGGCACCCCGTCGGCTGTCATTTGCATTGCACCATCCGCACCATAATTTAATTCAATGGATGATATAACTACATCTTTCAAATCGGCCATTGTGCTGATATGGGGATTCCCGATTTCAATATCGAAAACATATGGCGATAATAAAGATACACCAGTAATTTCTTTGGTGGGCGATGCATATTGTTTAAGCCGCATCACGATTTTGATTATTTGCGCGGCATCCTCTGCTGAATTTGGAACAAGTCCCCATGATACCGAAAATGTTCTAGGGTCCGAGCCAGTATAATTTTGAAAATATCCCGGGTCTATCAATTGTTTCCGTAATCCAGCACTTTGCGCCGCGGATCCGAGTATTTTGTCAGCATTTATGCCCAAAATATTCAATTTTTGCATTGCCGCGATGCCGACCTCGCCGATTACACCAGTTTCATTTGACCACCCATGATTCTGCGAATCTAAAAATGTATTGGGAATTGGTAAGGTAATACTCGCATTGATATTTGTGGCATTTATATCATTTTTGGCATGTTCAGTGGAAATAACATTTGTGCCTAATGTACTCTTTGAGAGTGTATTCGCCGATGTAATACCGGCATCAATCGCCGAATTTACGGTAGATATAGCTTTATTATATAACGTCTTTGCATCATTTGACATTATCGTCTTTTTAACACTTATTTTAAATGTTCTGTTTTGATAAGCACTATTTCTTAAAAAATCAGGATACACAAGATTAACGGCGTCTGAAGATTTTGCGTTTTGGTTCATGTGTATCTCCTATTAAGTACTCGAAAATACATCTAAAATACTTGTTTGTGTATTTATATCATATGGTGAAATTATCACTTGTGGATTGGTTTTAATTTTATCTGATGCCATGTTTTGAACTGGGGTTATAGCAGCGCGCGGCTTATTAATATCTTTTGATTTTTTAAATACTGCGTGTTCTTTTAAAGTTTTATCAACAACAACGCTCTTAACCATTTTATCAATTTGTTGGGTTTCTAATGTTACATCTTTCGCGTTAATCGGTTTAATGCTCGATGTTTTTTTGGCTGCAACCACATCTTTTGGGGATTTCTCGGATTCGGCAAATTCCGCACTAGGTGGGCGTTGTACAGAATGGGCTGAAACATCATTTTTGGCAATTACTTTTGTGCCTTGCGTTCTAATTTTAACTCTGTCAATATTTTTTGGTTCAACGTGCCACGTTTCACCAGGCACCGGTCGTGTAAATCCGTATTTATCAAACAAGCCTGCATCAATTGCTTTTTGCGCATTTTTAGTATTCATATCAACAGCAAGGCCATAATTATGCATTGACATTCCCGGCTGGGCCGCGCGGGTGCCGTACTTTTCTTTAAGCGCTGCCTGTTCTTTCACTGACCGGAATGCCGAGTTAATTTGAATCTTTTCACCATAAGTGTCCAAATATTCAGCACCCATTGCTTTAACATTGCTAAGCATGTTAGGTTGCAATTTTTCAAAATCCGATTCTTTTACTTTATAAAATTTAAATAATTCATTAGTTTTATAATCATCCGGGTTCGTCGAATTATTCGGGTGTGACGTCATTGAACCCGTTGAACCACTCTGATCATATATGGGTTTCCGCATGGTATAATTTATTTTTGGTAAATCAGCATTTGCCGTTTTTTGCAAATCAAAACGTTCTATATCTTTAATCGCTTGAGGCGCCGCAACGGCAGATTGCTTAAGTAAGTGTAATTTCGTTGTATCATCTGCAGACCAATCGTCAATATCAATAATTTTTTGGATTTCATCTGGTGGTAATGTGCTAAGCTTTTTCCAATCAAGGATTTCCGAATCGCCTAACGTATGATGACTAATTATTTTATCTTTTGAATATTTTTCGATTGTTGGATTACTAAATAGGTTATTAATACCTTTAGCAGCATCACCATTATCTATAGCGCCAAAAGTTATACCAGAAATAATCGAACCAGCTGCAGCAGATACTTTATTCCCTGTTGTAAGTTTATCTTTATCTATTCCCAGTGAATCAGCGGCGTGTTCATATCCATCAATGCCATCGGAAACAGCCATCGCGCCACCAATCACCACCCCCAGGGGGCCTAAGAATTTGGCGAATCGCAAGGCACTTTTCATACCCCGTTTTAAGAGTTTCGAGGTTTTCTTGACAACTGGTTTTTCAGATTTTCTTGTCCCCTTTTCAATTTTTCTTGAATCTTTTTCAGAATGTTTTTCAATTTTTCTTGAATCTTTTTCAGAATGTTTTTCAATTTTTCTTGAATCTTTTTCAGAATGTTTTTCAATTTTTCTTGAATCTTTTTCTAAATCTTTTTCTGATTTTCTTGAATCTTTTTCAGAATGTTTTTCAATTTTTCTTGAATCTTTTTCAGAATGTTTTTCTGATTTTCTTGAATCTTTTTCTAAATCTTTTTCTGATTTTCTTGAATCTTTTTCTAAATCTTTTTCTGATTTTCTTGAATCTTTTTCAGAATGTTTTTCAATTTTGGTTGAATTTGACGTCTTTTTAATGTCGCGGGCCAAATTTTTTATTTTTTTAAGCCCGAATGCCGCCCCAAGTGCTTGCATAATCCCACTTAACGCACCACCGGCAATATCTAAGAATCCAAAGCCATTAGTTTCCGCGGACTTGCTGGATTTTTCAGAAGTTTTTTTAATTCGAGTTATGGTTTTTTTAGAATTGTCACCATGTATCGTAGTATCCTGCTCATCAATACTATCACGTTGAATTTTGCGTAATACTGCAAGAATTTTTTTATTTACCGTTAATAATTTAAAAGAATTTGCGTCGATCTGCTTAGGCTGTCGCGGGTCCCCTGTTTTTTCAGAAAGTGCGGCTATCCGGTCCGCCGCCACATCTTCACCTTTCTTTTTCATGTAATTAATGAGTTTTTGATCAGTGTCAGCGATTTGTTCCGGAGTGGCTATATCCGGGTTCAAGCGTGTATTGAATTTTTCATTCTTTTTTGGTATAGCCTCATCCGGGCTATGCATATCGTTAGTCATATCATCAAAATTACTCATGTACTATCTTCTTGTGATTTATTTAAAAGATTTACAAAAATTACACGCTCGAAGGGATACATTGTATCTATATCCTGTTTTGAATAATTACCATGAAAAATCAGATCATTATATGTTTGATATAAACTCATCAACGAATCTTCACTCATTATACTGATGACAAATTTAAAACTTTTGACGTCGATATAATTATCTTTTGAACATTTTTGGCAACTACTTTTTCTTGAAAAATTAAATTTTGTTACAGATTCACGTATATGGGTGATCAAATCTTCATATTCATCTAAATCCATATCAGATGTTTCAATTCCTATAAAATCTGAAACATTTTCATCCGTTATTTCTTTAAAACAATCTTTTATACGAGTATCAGCGGTTTTGGTGGCACCCATAACAATATTTTCAATATTGATTTCATTTTGATTAGTTGCATTACAAAATGAACATTTAAATTCAACATTTACATCCGCGCCAACGGATATTTCCCTAAACTTTAATAACATCGCTATTTTTTCGTCCATGGATAAATCGTAGTCATTTACATCCATTCCGCATACTTCTAATGCGCGATCGACATCCCCCCCAACAGCATCAAATAATAACAAATCCTTTTCTTGGTGTGTTTTATATGGTGTCAATAAAAAAGATTTGCCAGAATACGCATATTTAACTTGCAATTTAAATCTCCCATGATGGGGGGAAAAAACCTGGCATTGCATCAAATTCATATAATTCAGAATTATTACAATGTGGACACTCTACGTCTAGAACATTGTCAACCCTAAAACGCATTTTATTCCACTTATCCATTATTTCCTCAAAATCTTCAACATCTAAATCATTAATGATATTATTTAATTCTTCAAATGATAACGCATCATTTCCGTTGTATGACGTACAATGAAAAATAAAATCAAGCAGGGGTTTCGTTACATCATCCGATTGAGACATTGACTCATCATAAATTTCTTGATTTTTTATACGTTGCATAATAAATTCATGATTATTGGATTTAATTATTCCATATTTTTCAAAACGTGGTTTACAATCATCAAGATTTAGTATATAATTAAATTGTGTTTTGCATGCCGAACATTTAAAATTATATTCAATGGGATTATGTAAAGAAATATTGCGGATTTGAAAGAGCATGTATTTGTATTCTTCTTCGTCGAGAACCATATTCTTTTCTAAACAATCGTATACCAAACCGTTTTTAATAATATTCCGGTCGCCATTTGCTAGTATTATTTTATTTTTATCTTTAACTTTCCATTTACGAAATTTGACTTGTTTTCCCATAATTTTGGTTTTAAATATATACAAACTATGCTCCTACTGGTGCGCCAGGGTTTTCAAACGGGTCAACTTCGGGGTACGATGTTTTAAATTGAACATCAAATTCGGCAATTTGGGCTTCCGTTTCATTACTAAAAGATAAAGAACCAATAGACTCTATCATTACATCGTGGAATTCAAATACTGGCGACTGCGGTTGCCCAATATAATCAGAATCTTTATATAAAATAATTGTGTTTTTTACATTATCAAAATAATCTGTTTTTTGCCATGCATATAATTTAACGAATTTCCGATAAATCGACAACTGGTCGTGGTCTCTAAATGTCATGGTAAATTTCCACATTTCATTACGACCATTATGTATAAACCAACGATCACCCGTATATACTTCAATGCTTTGATTGGTGTATTGGGGGGTGTTACAATTTTTAATATTTATGTTCAACCCAAGGCGGTCTTCTTCAGTAAATCCTGCAGCTTTTGCTGCCGGTCCCCAATCAAATTGAACTGTAAATGTGTTGATATACGTCCACTTAGTATTATAAGCGCGCTGTAACCCTTCTTTAAAATTCATAAATGACCTCGCTATTTATTTATATTGAACAAAAAATATAAATATAAGAAACGGTTAAGGAGGTTGCGTGAGTTCGGCAATTCAAAATATACTAAATCGCGCAATTGGTGATGGTGCACGGCCTACAAAATATGAAGTGGCTTTTGCATTTATAGATCCGCAACCGCAAGTGAATAATGATGATTTAGTTGTTATGGGTAAAACTGCCACTTTTCCCGGGAAAGAACACACGACAATGGATTTTAAATTCAAAGGTCGTAGTATTCCTATAAAGGGTCAAATTAAATATACCCAAACTTGGGAATGCACATTTTACCTTACTGAAGATCATGTTTTAAAAAATGCCTTTGAAAATTGGATAGAGGCGCTTGACCAACAGCATAATTATTATGACGTGTCAGGCAATTCAAATGTTCAAAATATACAACACCAACCAAATTATACAACCGAAATTGTCATATCCCAATTAAATTTTCGTGCTGATCGTGTCACCGCAAATTATAGATTACATAACGCATTTCCAACGGTTGTTTCACCGGTTCAAACTAGCTACGAGAGCCGCGGGCAACTTCAAGAATTTTCGGTTACATTCGCATATTCACATTATACATCCGAAGTGAAACGTGGTAAAGATGATAACTTCATTGATGAAATTGTTGGTAAGGCGACACAAGCACTCAAAGATTCATTATCATTGAATTTAAATAAATTAGGCGCACAAATAAATAATTTTGTGTCTAATAATGTCGGTGAAACACTTTCCAAATTGAATACGTGGGCTAATAATTTCAATTCAAGTTCAGGAATATCTGACCAACGATCCGCACAACATGGTGGGGCTGGACCGAATACACAAGTAAAAACATTAACAGCCGTGGGTATTAAATAATGCCAACTACATTTTCAATAGAATCATTAAAAAAACATTTAGGCCCAGGTCTAGGCTTACGAAAAAATAAGTATATGCTAGAAATACCAGTCCCGGGTATTGACGGCGCCAAATTAAATGTTCTAGCTCGTTCCGCGGGGTTACCCGAACGCACAATAACTACCGTAAATATGTTTCATAAAGGCCGGCAATATAATGTACGCGGCGAAACGGATTATGGCACCACTTATGACGTATCTATTGTTGATGATTCAAATATGGATATCCGCAAAAGATTCGACGCGTGGTTAAAACTCATAGATGATTCTAAACCCGCAAATGCCGGGATGTTTGCCGGGGGTTCTTATGAAACTGGCATAGGACAAGCCCTTGATGCAATCCGATCCGGTGTGGGGTTAGCAAACCAAATTAAAAGTTTTGCTAAAACACCTGTATCAGATGCAACCAATTTTTTCTTGGGTGTTGTTGACCCAGGTTTAGCTACACCCACAGCAAAATATCAAACAGATATAAACATTTGGCAACTTAGTGTTACCGGGGATAATGTTTATGGCTACAAATTGCAAAACGCTTTCCCAACACAAATTGGAATCGTTTCGCTAGACGACGGCAATCCAAACACTTTATCCGAATTCACTATAACATTTACATTCAGTGAATTTGTGCCACTAGAAGGCATTTCACCACCATCCCAGATTTTCGATGCGTTAATAGGAACAGCTGGTCAAGATATAAAAAGTGGAATTGAAACGCTAGTTAGATAAAAATAAAATAAAAGAGGTAAAATATGAACAAATTATCAGAATTAAAACACGCACTCGGCGCAGGCGCCCGTGTGAGCAAATACAGGGTAAATTTTGCTGTTCCTGCAGCAGTCCCTACTACATCAACACTCCAAAATGCAAATGCACTGTGTAAAGCAAGTAATTTTCCTAGTATGACAATTGGGCAAATCGAAGTATTCAATCAAGGCCGTAAATTGCTTATTCCGGGTGATACTACTTATACAAATACATGGTCATTAACATTTTATAATACCGAAGACCATGCTTTACGTAAAGATATGATTGCATGGATGAAAGCCGCAGATCATTTTCAAAATAACCAGCATTCTGGCAATCCGGCTGCAGTTATGGGCGAATTATCAGTTGAACAGCTTGATTCTGCGGGCAATGCCACCGTTAAATATACATTCCACAATGTATATGTCCAAGAAGTATCTGAATTATCCGTAGAAGCCGAAACACAAGATGCCATTCAAGAATGGGAGTGTGTATTCAGTTTTACTGATTGGGTCGTCGGTGATGGTGAATTGAATGATCCTGCAAGTGGAAATGCTGCAACATTGAATGATATTGCAGTATAAATGAGAATGGGCTCATTTTGAGCCCTTTTTTATGAATCATTACGTATATAGGATAACAAACATTACAGATAACAAACATTATTATGGTGCCAGAAGTTCTAAATGCGCGCCAGTAAATGATTTGGGCATTAAATATTTTAGTTCTAGCTCGAATAAAGACTTCATTGCCGATCAAAAAGCAAATAACACGAAATACAAATATAAAATAATTAAAATATTTAAGCATAGACATCATGCAATAAATTTTGAAATAAAATTGCACAAAAAATTGAATGTTAAATCAAATAAAGCGTTTTACAATAAAGCCAATCAAACGAGCACTGGGTTTGATTTTTGCGGATGTTTGACAGACTTAGATAAATTAAATATGTCCAAGCGCGCGTTAGAATACAATAAAAACCATCCAGAACGCGGCAAATCTATCTCACATTCACTTAAAAAATATTTTAGCGATCCACAAAATAAATTAAAAAAACGCAAAATAGCAATAGAATATGCGAAAAATCACCCCGAAATAAATATTAAAAAAAGTATTAGCCGATTGATAAATTTAAATAGTCCTGACCGCGCATTGCTTGGAATTTTTATAACACCACTAAAACGATATATATCACTTCCACCAAGTGTAAAAATAACAGAAAAACATACAATGTCACATACAAATGTGCGACATTGGTGTAAAAATGCGTCACGTAAAATAGTTATTCAATCAATCCGTAATAATAATTTTTTAAAAGAATGCGACTTGGGTAAAACTAGGAAAGAACTTGGATTTGATATTATATATCCAAAGACTATAGAAGAAGCGATGTTTCATTCTGAAGAAATTATAAATGGAATAAACTTTAAAAAATTATGAGTATTTCAAAAATATCCAAATTCGGCAGAAATATTTTAACAAAAATAAAAGAGTTAAGTATTCCACAATCCAAAAAAGCTGCGCGGGATTTATTAATACGCGAGCGAAAAAGGATAACGTCTGCTGATTTTAAACCCGGTAATCTAATTTTTACACGATACAATGCCAAGGATAAAACCAGAGTGTTTGATAAAACACCTTTGGCATTGGTACTCCGAAGAAATAGCCATCATACATTAGTTTTAAATTTTCATTGGTTACCCATGAATATGCGTATAAATTTAGTTAAAGTTATTATCAAAATGAATGCGCAAAATATTAAAAATAATAAACGTCTTGAATTTGATTATCGGCAACTAAAACCATTATTAAAAAGATATGGTTATGCCCCTGTTATTCGTTTATACATTAATAGTAGAATAGGGTCATTGGGTGTAGTTATACCACCAGAACGGTTGCTCGAAGTTGCCAAATTAAAAACTGAAACTTTTACCGGTGGCGTATCAGCAAATAAAATGTATGCAAATGCTAAAAAATATAAATAATTAAAACGAGGTTAACTATGAATGAAACAATCAAAACAGCGATAACTGCAGCAGCGGATAGCCATTATTCCGAATTTGCATCAAAAATTAAACCTATTTTAAAGCAAAAATTATCTGAGCATCCGGAAATTGCTAATTATTCCGCGGAATTAAATAGGTTAAAGACATTGAAGCAACAATTTGCGACAATTAATGCTGAAGATTGAATTTGTTTAAAGTTTGGGAGTAATAATGGATAATTTACAATTATTTTACGATTCGACTGATGCTAAATTTGAGCAAGTTATTAACGAATCCACGGGTCAGAAGAAATATATTTTAAAAGGCATATTCAGTTCCCCGGGTAAGAAAAATAAAAATGGCCGAATTTATCCGACTCATTTATGGGAAGCTGAAGTTGCAAAATATCAAGATGTCATGGAGCGCGGTCTTACAAATTCTTTAATGGAGCTTGAGCATCCACCGCGAAGTAATGTTGATATGATGCAAGCTGTTGCAAAAATGAACAAATTATACATGAAAGACGGTTATGTTATTGGCGAGGCTGTTTTATTAGATAACCCAAAAGCAAACCATCTTAAATCATTAATTGATGCCGGGATTAAAATGTCGGTATCTTCTAGAGGATTGGGTTCTGTTAAAGGGGATTTGGTAGAATCTTACAAATTGATCACTTTTGATATTATTCCCAATCTTGGCGCTTCCGATTATGGCGCCGAAATGTACGGCATTGTGGAAGGTGTTTTACAAGATAAAACATTCACCATTAATGAATCCGGTGAAATAACAGAAACTAGTGATAATGAATTTACACAAAATGATTTAGAAGATGCGGTTAAAGCTAAATTTGCCGAACTAATAAATGGCTTAAAGTCATAAACACAAGTTTTACAAAAATTTTACGAAAATTATAAATAAATAAAATAAGGAGAAATCATGCAAAATTTAGAAAAACTGTTTGAGTCATTAGACGATAAAGTTTTTACTGCTGATTTGAAAAATTCGCTCACCGAGCAGTTTGAAAATGCAGTAAGTGAAAAAGCTGAACTTATCGCTGCTGAGCGCCTGGAAGAAGAAATTGAGGCACTTTCCGAAAAGTCAGAACGACATATTGACTTTTTGTCAGAAAAAGCCGAAGAATTTACAGAAATGAAGCAAACTGAAATGGTAGAATCTTTAGATGCTTATATGGAACGCGTCGTTGAAGAATTCATTGTCGAGGCCAAAGAATCCCTCGAGGAAAGTATTAAAAATGAAAAAGCCGACACCATTATCGAAGCTTTCGATTCTATGCTGGTTGCCGCCGGCGTTGAAGTCGCTAAAATTGTAGAATCAAAAGATGATTCAAGCACAGAAACCGCTTTAAAAGAATCTATTGAAAAATATGACACACTTATTGATGAAAGTATTGCTCTGCGTGCAGAAAATGAACAACTCATCAAAATGGGCGTCATCGCCGAACTTAAAGAAGGCTTAACCCTAGTTGAAGCCGATAAGTTCACAAAACTTGCAGAACTCGTAGAATTCTCTAAGGATGCTAGCTATGCTGACAAACTTGCAACAATCAGAGAATCTGTAAAATGTGCTGACAACAGCACAGGCGCCGATACAAATGTACAACAGCGCCAATTGGATGAATCTGCACCCGTATGGGCTCATTTAGTATAAAAATAAAATAGGAGAAAAATTAAAATGGAAAAAATCCAAGCTTTACTTGAAAGCACAAAATATAAGCCATTGAGTGCATCTGATTCTGCTGCAATGTCAATGCTGCTTAAAAATACGGAAGCTGAACACCAGCGACTGATTAACGAAGGTACACTGTCCGGCGACGTGCAGGCGTTTACCCCAATTATGATGCCAATGGTTCGCAGGGTATACCCACAGCTGATTGCCAATGAAATCCTGGGCGTGCAACCTATGTCTATGCCTACTGGCTTCATTTATTCACTGACTAATGAATATACCGGTGATGGTACTAATTCTGCAAATCCTAATTCCGCTGCCGTTGTCGTTGACTTCACAGTTGCCGCTGGTGCAAATGCTGTAATTAATTCAACCCCAGCCGTCGGTGACGCAGTCACATTCTCAGGCGGTTCTACCGGTTCCATCGGTTACTTGAGCGGCTCCACCACCGCAGGCTTCCGCGCATTAGTTGTAAACATCTCAGGCGCTGTTGCTGCCGCAGAAACAATTACCGGCGTTACCGGCCAAACCGATGATATCCTCACCGTAACCGGCGTTTTCTCAAATGAAGCTGCATTTGGTAGCATTCTGCCTGGTTATACTGGCTCTTATAGCACTGCTGCTGCTGAACAGCTCGGCGTAAACATGAAGGAAGTCGGTTTCACCATCGCTCGCAAAAACGTTACAGCTGTATCTCGCGCTTTGAAAGGCCAGTATACGGTTGAAATGTATCAAGACCTGAAAGCACAACATGGTCTGTTAGCCGATGAAGAAATCATGTCCTTAATGTCTTACGAAATGCAGGCTGAACTGGATCGCGAAATCGTATCTTTTGTCAATGCAAATGCTACGCAACTCGTTGATACCACTTTCTCAGCCGCCGTCGGTGTTGATGGACGTTGGGAAATTGAACGCTACCGCGCTCAAGCTATCCGCATCTCTGTTGAATCTGCACAAATTGGTCTGGGTACTAAACGCGGCCAAGGTAACATCCTGTTGGTGTCACCTAAGGTTGCAACTATGCTGGAACAAGTCGGTACCTTCAAGGCCGCCGAACAAGCTTCCGACGTAACTCAGCCAACCGCCGGTGGTATCGCTGGTACATATGACGGACGCTATAAGGTGATCGTTGACCAGTATGCAACCGCTGATTATTGCACGGTACTGTATAAAGGCGCCGATCGACGTGACGCAATGGGATTCTTCGCACCATATGTGCCAATGTCCTTCACAAAGGTTACACATCCCGACTCTGGCCAACCAGCCGTAATTGCCAAGTGCAGGTATGCGCTCGATACTATTCCCGGTATCAGCAGCCCAACCTCTAATGATCGCGCAGCTTTGTATGCACGGTCGTTTGGTGTTAATTTTTCACATACGGTCATCGGTATTTAATACCGTAAAAGTGTAAAACAGTTAAGCCCTCCTTCGGGAGGGTTTAATTTTTAGGAATTTTGGGCCATGCGCGGACCAAGGTTCCTAAAAATTAAATTATAGACGCATCTATGACTAAACATGAATTACTCAACATTTTAAAAACAAAAAAACCAAAAAAAATTTGGGCGCATTTCATCCGAACCCATAATCTCCAACACGAAATTGACAATGTTAAATTATACCAGAGAGAATCTGTACAAGAAATCAAATACCGCTTATCTAATAATATTCAGGAAATCCCGGAATGCCTAAATACTAAATGTCACAACCGGACCAAATTTAGCATTAATAAAAATAAATATCAGCAATTTTGTTCGAATAAATGCCGTATGGGAATAAAATCCAATGATCCCGTCGTCATCCTTAAAAATAGGCCGCACGGTGTAAAATATGATGAATTTCTAAAATATCACAATTTAAGACAATTTATCGACAATGCAAAAAATACACCCAATGAAAGTGACAAAGAAACTATTTACAGATTGTTAAATAATATTGATACCGCACAATGCTCATGCGGTAACAAATTGGTATTTAATGAATTCACGAATGAATATAACAAAACTTGTTCGTATGTATGCCACGGTAAAATGTCCGTAGAAATGAACAAAGTTAAAAATCTTCAAAAATACGGTGTTGAATACATAGTCCAAAAAGAAGAAATTAAGCAAAAATCGCGTGAAACATGTTTGAAAAAATATGGTGTACCCAATTTTTCACAATCTCCATTATCTACAAACGGTTATCGATGGAAATCATATGTTTTACCATCAGGCAAAATTATAAAAATTCAAGGATATGAAAATTTTTTGTTGGACGAATTATTAAAAATTTATCCAGAATCCGAAATTAAAACAAACCGCTCAGATATGCCTGAATTTTGGTATACATTAAATGATAAAAAACATCGCTATTTCCCAGACGTGTTCATACCAAGCACATCCACAATTTTTGAAGTTAAATCTAAATGGACAATAAAATGCGACGTCGAAATGAATAAATCTAAATTTCAATCTGTGAAAAATGCCGGCTATAATTTCGTGTTGAAAATTTATTAAAAAATAACTGTTTTAATGCGATTTAATATAGGTTTCTACTATTAAGAATTACATGTTTTAAATAATTTTTTAAATAATTTTTTTTAAAAAAAATAACTGTTTTAATGTGATTTAATGTGGATTTCTACTATTAAGAATTCTACGTTTTAAATAATTTTTTAAATAATTTTTTTTTAAAAAATAACTGTTTTAATGTGATTTAATATAGGTTTCTACTATTAAGAATTACATGTTTTAAATAATTTTTTAAATAATTTTTTTTAAAAAAATAACTGTTTTAATGCGATTTAATGTGGATTTCTACTATTAAGAATTACATGTTTTAAATAATTTT